GTGAGTTAGTACTCACTTCCAGATTAACTGTACTATGTATTGTTAAGCTACTTTGTAACGTTTATGATGTCGTGGAACTTCATCCTCATCTAAAGGTTGACCGTACTTCCTAGTAAGGTTCCTGTATACCTGTAGGAGGAACTCTGAGTTTCTTCCGACGTCATTATACAAAGATTCAGCCCTATAGACTGATATCCTTGGGTCAGTTACAGGGTATTCAGGGTAAACTAGTAAGCGTAAGCAACGCTCAATCGATCGTCTACTGAATCCTCCTGTTGTATTTCTTCCAAGAAATTCAATCTCAGATGAATCCTTTGTGCAAGAGCTCTTGTCTGGGTTTAGAATCCAGCCTAATTTTAAAGCTTCTTGACTCAGTTCGTATAATGAAACGTATGTTTCCGAGCCTGCAACACCATCGTCTCCGTGAGTCTGTAAAGACTTAAGGAATTCTCCAGTCAGTTTCTTCCAAAGATATTGGATTCTGAAGAAGTTGATGATACTGTCAACAATTGCAGTCCAGTTGCTGCCAGAGGGCACTCCAGTATTAACTGAGTAGATGTTTTGGTCTGGTCCTAGTACTTTCTTGTATTTGAACAGTTCGACCATAAGATCGTAAGCGTCCTCAGACTGCTTGTTTGGAAAAGTCATGCATGACTTGATTGTTCTAAAAGCCATGTCAATTTCTGCTCTCGACGCGGTTGCGTCAAATTTAGTCCAATCAAAAGCGTAGAGCCAATCATACTCATGATTTAGATCATTAATTACTTTTGGAACTGAGTGCAGTGGATCTTTTCCATAATGCATAAAGCTCTCCTTTTCTTTGACTTGTTGTAAGAATGGAGCAGCGGCTAATCCTTCAGCTAGAATATGGTGAAACGGTGATCCCCATACAGCACGCACTTTTAGCTTTTCCGATATGTCAGTCAGCTGGGTTCGTGTGAATCCAATGTGCGGAGTACTGTTGAGAATTGCATCATCCAAACACTTCCCTTCAGAGTCATAATACTCTAAAACCATCTTCTTAGTGATTCGAATTGCTTTCATGTGATTTTCTTCTTTGTATTGTCCTTTATTTCCTTGATAACCGAAGCCAGCAGCGGAAGGTCCGACAAATGGCACTTGATCGATTTCAGTCAGTACATCCAAAGAGTGTGCTCGAATGCTGGCCTTCTCTAATTCATTCTTAGTATGCTGTTCAGTTGCTTCAAAGATCGATTGATCCCAAGCATCAGCCATGGGGTCTTCTCTATTAAAGTCCAAAATGGATTTTAGATGAAAACCTTTTCTGTAGTAACTTCTTGAATAATCTTTCAAATAAGTTTCCATACAGGTTGGGTCAATTGATGTTAGTTCATCAAGGGCCCATGGGTCGACATGCGTAACGTCTTCCTCTCGAGACGAAGAGTACGCGGAACTATCTCCAATGATAAACATTGGACCGGTCTTAAAGGTGTCAATCCTAAGACGCATAGCTTACCTACTTCGTTGTTATACTATATAGGTGAATTAACTATCTGCACCGGAGCGCGAG